AAAAAGAAGAAAAAAGAAAAAGAAAAAGAAAAAGAAAAAAAAGAATTTGTGGAAAAAGAAGAAAAAGAATTTGTTGAAAAAGGGAAAAAAGTAATTCAAGACAACGCAACTAATTTTACCTTCTTGTGGGAAAGTATAAAAACAAATTATATCTTTTTTTTCGTGGTATTTTTCTGTTTGTATAAATTCAAACAAAATAAAAAATACACATCTTCGTATATTCAATTATTTCTATCCTTTTTGGCGATTGCTTGGATAGGTCATTTTGCGCATTTTGCATCCCACAATATACATTTTTTGGAAATTTACAAAAAATCAGGCAGTTTATTTACACAAAATAAACTTATAGACTCCGTGGCTACAAATATTCTCTCTTTTCTAGATTTTCATGACACAACGCATCACGATTCTTCTATAAACAAAGAATGGAAAAATATCTTTTATGAATTTGTAAATAATCTCATCACCCAAGGAATAGGACTAATTCTCTTTATCAAATTTATAGATATACGAGTTGTTATATTATGGGCTTTTATGTACGCAACAGTTCACAATATTAATTATTTATTTATAAAACCGACTACACATCAGGATCATCACTTTTATCCTAATACTAACTATGGCATCGATTTTTCAGACATTATTTTTAACACAAAACACAATGTGCATGATATTGAAGAACATAATCACGCAGCTTTTAATTTACTAGTAATTGTATACATAATATCCTATTTCACGGAATAATTCAAAATGTTTATCGAATCAAATCAACATTTAGGCTTTTGTTATACTTACACGAAATCCTTCAGCATTTACCATCAATTTCATTGTTTCCATAATTTTTGGAATGTTGCAACAACTGCAAACTGTATTCAAAACTAAAATTAAATAGATTATTCCAATTAATATCAAGACTTCTAGATTTACGGAAAACCCTAATATCGAAATTTCCATTATACTCTTTTATTAGAAAATTTTTTTTTATTGGAAAAAATGTGCTTCTGCACATAATAATTATTTCTATATATAATACAACAAATGGAAACTCCTTACGAAAATAAGAATTCAAGGGTAAAAAATGCGCAGCCTACCCCAGTGAATATGCTTAATTTTCCACCACCATCCACTTTTACAACCACATTACAAACATTGGAACAACAAATGCCTTCTGTTACAAACGATTTTATTAATTATTATGTTGCTTACATGCAAAATCCAAACAACAGTGAATATCATCAAATGTATTCAAATATTCAAAGTAATTTGAATCACTTGAATTCACAACTCTTCGCTTTGTCCAATAGTGTAGAGTCTAATACAAATTCTCTTACAAAAAATTTACTTACACTCGACAAAAATATTCAGTATTATAAATACCAGAATTATAATCTCAAAAAAAAAACAGGTGTATTACAATCTAAAAATAATAGTTCCGATCAATTGATTCACAGTTACAAACAACTGTATAACGAAGCATATTTAAAAAATTGGGGTCTCGGACTCAGTATTGCAACTTCTTGTTTCTTTTTATACGTGATCTTTCAAAACAAACCAGGGGGTCTTCCTTCTTCTACTTCTCCCAAATAAAAAGTTTCCCTTATCCTAAATAAAAAGTTTGGTTTTTTTATTTTTAATATTGTATAAAATCAAATGTTTAGTCATGTTTTAGTACCCAAAAATGCATTTTGTGTAAGCAGTAAATTTAGAAAATATATTAGTGATTCTACACATAAATCTTTGGAAAAGTATAAAAATCATCTCACCTTGTCCGATAACTATGAAAATCTACTAATAAGTGAGGGACATGTAAGCACCGGGGTAAAGTGTTGTGATAATTCGCCTTATCTTCCTATTTATTCTCCATATTTCTCAATATTTTTTTCCATTTCTGCATTGATTTATTACTTTTGTCACAAAAAATAAAATTTTGTTTTCTTCTAATAAATATATATGTCGAACAATGTAGCGAATACGAATGCAAATAGCAGTAATCAACATGCACAACAGGGACAACAAGAAAAACAAGGACAACAAGGAAAAGAAGCAAATTCTGTCATTTTAAAATTGGAAATGTTGACGAGCAAATATGACACAACTTTAATAAAGTATCAACAAGCCGCCGCCGATTATGTCCATTCACTACAAAATCCAGCTGTAGATCCGTCTTTTGCTGTCATTCCGGGGTCTGTCTATTGGGGAAGTGGAACCCTAGAAACTATCCCTGGACAACAAGTAACCAAATCTACTTGTATGACTTCGTGTGCCAAAACAAAAGGTTGTAGTGGGGCTACATTCAACCCAGACAGCAATGGAATGCCAACCTGTTTTTTAAGAACCGGTGACGGTTCTCTTATTCCTTCTAGTTCCAGCAACTATGCGATTGTTCCTCTTTCTAAGTCTCATTTGTTAAATATGCAAAACTTAAACCAACAATTGACTGAAATCAATAAGAAAATTATGGAAATTGTGGAAAACCAGGGGGATGCAATTTATAAATCGGAAGAAATGGATCGAGCAACTCAAAATAAAGAATTGCAAAAAAATTACAAGAAACTTGTCAAGGACAGAAGAGAAATTGAAGAAAAACTAGAACGGTTTCAGGATTTAGACGGAGAAAAAAACAATAGTGAGCTCATAACCAATTCGAATTATTCTTCTTATCTTCTGCTCATGCTTTTAGCTATATTGTGTTTTGTGGTGTTGTTTAATGTTTCTTCACTTTTTGGTTCAAACAATTCATCATCATCATCATATTCCGAAGATTTTGCTCAATTTGGCGGAAGAATAGGAAACAAAGCATATTTCTTTGGATTCTTAGTTGTTCTCTTGATCATTGTTGCATATTACTACAAAAAATAAGAATTGGGAAAGAATACTTTTTATTATTTTACTATATTAATGACAAGCATATCTGATTTATTTTCTATATTTGATTCAAATCCTAAACATATAAGCATGAGTAAAAATAAAACTGGGACATACGATGACATGATTGCACTGGATCAAGGAAATCAGTTTTATAAATACCAACACAAAATAGCAAAACATTTAGAGAAAGACGAAAAGTTTTATGAATTGTTTGAAGAAGACGGAGAAAGACAAGGAAGACAAGGAAGACAAGGAAAAGAAGGATTCCAAGGAAATACTCCAACCAATAGTTATACCAAAGAAACGAATCAAGTCCTCACAGAAACCAATATTTCACCCGATCAAAAATACATTGACAATTTGCATAAGAAATACGGTCGGGCTTTGCACAATTATGAAAATGAGAGTGCAAAGCTTACTGGCTCTGCAACTGACTATTTTGATCGTATAAGCCCTCAGAATCCTTATTTAGGCAAGAATATTGTTTTTTCAGACGGTTACTGGGCATATGTTACACACCAAGGAGTTGTCAAATTATACGAAAATTCAAATGCATCTGCGTTTGAAACATCCACTATGTTCGCGAATACAGTCGGGAAAAATGGATGCCCTGGTCCTAACGAAAAAGTGACAGTGAATATACCATGGGGAAATGGTTACAGTCAAGGTGCGCATATTCCAACAAAACCGCCGCTCGTTGCCGGAACACCCATGGTCCAAGGGCAAAGCTGTGGGAACGAAGGAACTAATGTCTTTGTCAATCAAGTGTTGAACAACCCTTCGGCCAACTATGAAATGTGTGCTGCAGACAATCCATCCTCTCCTTTGATGAGTTTGATAAGTAGTTCTAGTAATTATGCAGAATGTCAGCAGGCAGCGGTTGACGGCGGCTTCCAATATTTCGCTTTGCAAGACGTGAATACGAATACTTCTACTGGTATTTGTTCAGTAAGCAACGATTTGTCGCAAGCCACTAGCTTGGGACCTTCCACAGTTCCTACTGGACAAACTTCGCTGTGGAGATCGAGTACTTCAGGCACCGGTAATACAGCTACTTTAACAAACACCGGCTCCTTGTCTGTCATCAATTCAGCTGGAAAAACAATTTATAGCACACCCAATACAAATGCTCAGCCTCCCAATTATCTGGGCTGTTACGCTGATAATGGAACAGGACAAGACACAAATCGAGCAATGTTTGTTGCGATACAATCGCAAACTTCCAATTTAGAGCAATGTCAGGAAGTAGCAAATGACTTTAGAGCGGATTATTTTGGGCTTCAGTATCAAGGATCGGGAGGTGCTCAATGTACAATCTCTTTAGGTAGTGGCAATAATTTATCACAAGTCACCGAGTATGGTTTATCATCTAATTGTTGGAGTCAAAACGGTTACATCACTGCGGGTGCTAATACAAACGCGGTTTACAGCGCAAATACAGACACTAGCAACTATTATTTAATCATGGGTGATGACGGTAATGTTTTTATTTACCGCGGAACCGGACCCCAAGATAATCAAGGTCTTATATGGAGCACCGGGACAAGCAATCAAACACAAGCAGCTAATCCAAGTTATGCTGCATCCAAAGGCAAATACGGTCAAAACTGGATTCCCAATGGTGCTACATTGGCTGCCGGCGATTTTGTTGGCAATACAAACGGAACGGTGGCGCTGATTATGCAAAGCGATGGTAATTTGGTGTTGTATACATTTTTGGAAGTTTCTAATTGCCAGCGCATGTCGGATGGAAACACAGGGGGAGGTGTAGGCGCGAATGCCATTTACAATCTCGGTGAAAAAGGCAATCCTTCCATTATGAAAGATCTTGCGTACATTGATCCCAATTCCATGATACATCCGTATTCTTCCAATACGCAATACAAAAATAGTTATACCATGTTTCCCAATTTGAATAGTTCTGGTAATGACATACCAAATCTCGCTTATAGTAATGCAACGGTCGAACAGTGTCAAAAGACGTGCAATGCGGAACCAATGTGTTCTGGGTTTGTCTTTGATAATTCTACAGCGACTTGTTATCCGAAAACTTCAGGTGCTTATCCGAATGGAGCAAGCCAAATAAATCAAAATGTAAATTTTTACATGCGAAATGCAGAGCCGGCAAACCCTCCATCAGGTGTGTCCTTTACTACTAATAACACAGACAGCATTACATACGGCAACTATGTTGCCGGAGGTGAGCTGGAGAACGAATACGGTTTAGCTCCATCTATATCGAGTCAGCAAGGAAAGCTGCAACAACTGCAACAAAATCTGCAAAATGTTTCACAACAGATGATTAGTTCAAACAATAGTTTACGACAAGATAATCACAAAGCCATTGATCAATCTTTAAAAAACATAAAAGGAATAAATCAATACAATAACGATTTTTTCAAAACTAAAAGCAAAATAAATCATTTAACCAAAAACAACATGAACCACCTTGTGGAGGATAGTGATATTACTGTTCTTCAACAAAATTATACTTATTTGTTTTGGAGCATTTTAGCCACGGGATGCATTATTGTTACAATGAATGTGTCAAAATAATTTTTGTCTTGCATAAATATTATATAATTATCTTCTCTTGTTTTATATAATATGTCCCAAAATATGTCTAACAATATGCCTAACAATATGCCTAACAATATGTCCCAAAATATGTCTAATAACGTTTCTAGCAGTATGCAATCAACAAGCGAAGAAATACTTGCGGATATACAAAATTTACAGCAAACCGAACAAGGTTTATTCAGCAGTCTAGAAACGAATGCAAATTTAACTCCTGAGCAGCAAACGAAGATAATTAACAATATTAATCAAATAACCAATATGAGAGTAAATTTATACAAAACATTAAGCAATGTCAATGGGTTTTTTCAAAATGCACTCAAAACATCCCACGGAACATTGGAGGATCAATCTGTCGCCATTAACATCGTAGAAGAAGAGTTGAATCGTTTGAAACAAAGTTTGAAGAACCTCCAGACGGAAAAAACAAACAAATTGCGTATTGTAGAGATTAACAATTATTACGGCGACAGATATTATGAACATTCACAGTTGATGAAAATTGTTATATTTACTCTGGTTCCGGTAATTATTCTAACATTTTTGAAACGAAATGATTTACTTCCTTCTTTTATTTATAATGCATTGCTCGTAATAATCGCTGCTATTGGTGGCTATTTTTTCTGGAAACGAATTGCTTCTATCTGGTCGCGCGACCCTATGTATTACGATGAATATAATTGGTATTTTGATCCTTCTGCTGCACCGGCTCCTTCCGGTAATACAACCGATCCTTGGTTAAATAAAAATAGCAGTTTTGGCACATGCATAGGGCAAATGTGCTGCTCTAGTGGGCAGACTTATGATGCATCGTTGAACCAATGTATAGGCGACTCTACTGTCATGCCTATGATAATGCATTCTTCTTCTTCTTCTTCTCCTTCTCCTCCTTCTCCTTCTCCTTCTCCTTCTCCTTCTTCTTCTATGGAAAATATTGTAAACAGTGTGCTTTCCAAAGACAGTTCTACAAATAATTACAAATTCAATAGCATGTTTAGCCCACCGCCTGCAGCTTCGAACACCAAAAGTTTTACAACTTATCAAGGATTTAGATAATTCTGTTTCTGTTGTGTAAAAATCTTATCCTTATATAATATAGTATAAATGGAAAATGGATTTAACCTTGATAATTTTAACTCATTTTTAGAAAATGCAAACAGTCAATTATTGTGTGGAACGGAATGTCAACAGAAAAAAAATTCGCAACAACTACACCAAAATTACTTGAATGCCGTCACCAATGTCCAAACAGCTCCTAGTCAGTTGAATGAAGCTGAAAAGGCGTGGATTAGTTATTCCCAAGGTCCCGCTGCATACACTCAAATGCAAAATACCAATTTTACAGAAAAAGCGCAATCTATAGTAGATAAATTCGTAAAAAAGTTTAATCGAGAAGCGAGTGAAATTACAGATCAAATTCAAACCTATACCGGCGTCTTTAACAATTGCGCAAATGTCTATGATTTATACATAAAATACAAAGATGAAAACGTGGAGTTGACAAAAATGCTTACGGATGACAATGCTGATGTGAATACAAACAATAGAAAAACCTATTATGAAAACCAAGAAGTGGAATTTCAGGAATACATACACAAGTATATTTTGATAATTTATATTTTGACAGTGATTGGCTACGCTTTTTGTGCTGTGACGGTTTTCTCTCCGTTTGACTGGAAAGTGCGATTTGGTGTGTTGGTGTTTTTAATTAGTCTTATTTTTACCTCTTCTTACGTACTTGCAGGTATAATATGGATATTCCAGAAGATGTATGGAATATTACCAAAAAACGTGTATATCAATTTATAAAAAAATATTTTCAACTAGATAAATGCAAATATTTTTTTCTTATTATTGGTCTTCTTATTATTGGTCTTATTATTATTGGTCTTATTATTATTGGTCTTCTTATTATTGATCTTCTTATTATTGGTCTTGTTCTTTTACAATTCCTCTACTTCTCCTGTTTCGGTTTCATCTGGATGAATAAACGCAACACCTAACCACCCTTTGGAAGTATGTAGTCCAAACTTCTTGTCCATAAAATCATACAACTCCTGACCTTTCGGTAGTTTTCTACCACCTTGTTCTTGTTGAAACCAATTATCGAAATCATGCTTCAATCCTGTTTTATTTATTTTATCTGTCTTGTTGCCTGTTTTCAAAATTCTTTCTGAAATAAACGCAGCAATGTGATCTTGACCCTTTCTGTATTTATTGGATGCGTTGATCACGGTCTGACAATCTACTACATTGCCATCGGTTTCAAACGCCCGTTTCACCAACATGCTGACAAATACAGGAGCCATCTGAGGCAGCTTATCCTTCAGCGTCTTGTCTTTCGGATAAAGATAAGGCGTTTCGTCATTATATTCTTCACCCTCATCCACGAATTTCGACATAAAATCAACCTTTTTAATACGACGCCAAGTTCCATCATCATTACTATCCACATCAAACAAATTGTTTGTACAAACCACCAAATTGAATTGCGGTTCAAACACCTCACTCTCTGCATACAATGCTCTTGCCTGAATTGGGTCACCGCCGGTAAGTTCCTTCATAATACCTTCATTCAATTTCACATTTTTCGATGGCTCTTGCATGACCGCATAACGCACTCCTTTCAATTTAATGACTTCGTCCGAAGTGCCTCCAATAAGCCCTCTTTTCTCCGTAACCAGCGTAATCGGAACCGTTCCTTTGTATTCACCCAAAGAAATCGACATCAAATCCGCTAAAATCGATTTTCCATTGGAACCACTTCCGTGATACACATTGAAACTCTGGTTTTTTCCTGAACCGATCAAACATGACGCCAAATGATCCCACATGTAACGATTCAAATCCGCAACAGGGAACAGCTTTTCCATAAATGTCAAAATATGTTGCGCTGTTTCCTGCACATCTTCATTTTCTACATCATACGGAACGTAATTGATGTGCGTACTCTTGGTAATATAATCGTGAGGACAACCATCACGGAAAATCTTGTTTTTGAAATCCACGACACCATTTTTGAAACACAATAAATATTTGTTCGTATCCATTTGACGAGTAAATTCGCCGTCATAAAAGATCTCCATCGCTTCACGCATAATGTTATTCTTCTGATCCGTCTTTTTCAACGTAATCATTAGATTACTAATGGTTTCTAAACGTTTTTTCAAAAGTTCTGCTCTCGGATCATTCTCCTCATAATGATGATATTCATTGTCCATTTGGTCTCGTTTGTGCGAATACAAATCATACATTTCTTTCGAAATTGCCAAACGAAGTGAATAGCCACCATCTTTTACCCAGCGATGTTTATCAAACACAAACCACACCTTTTTATCAACGTTTAAACAGACATACTTATCTTTGTACATCTGTTTCAAGACACGAGCTTTATCCACTTCTGTGTTAGTTTTGAGTGATTCCTCGATGTAAAAATCAATAGTCGCCTTTTTCACTTTTTCATAACCCTCATAATTATCCTGTTTTGCCCAATACATGATGGACCGTCTTGTCACGCCATCTTGCGAAACATTGAAATATTTTTTCCAATCATGATATAATCCGGGAATACTATTGTAATCGAAATCCTCCGCTTTGCTTCGTAACATGACCCACGATAAAAACATCCGGTCGTCCGTACGTTTCAATGCAAACGCCACCTGACGATTCAGCAAATGCGAACCGGGTTGATAATATTTTTCCGGTAATATTTGTGCGTAATCATGCGTTTCTCTTATTTCATATTCCGAATCCTTGAGACCTTTTAGCATTTGTTCCACCGCCTTCTCAAGGGTTTTTGCATCTTTGATATCATTGAGTCCTACATATTCATCCTCCTCTTCACCGGAGTTTTCAATAAGCAGATTTATCTTGGTTTTGCTTTTCGGTTTTTTTAGTTTATATTCCTTGGTTTGCAATCTTTTGTTGTATTCATCCATAATTTTAGGATTGAACTCAAATTTCGGATTTTTGTCGTATTGCACCGACAGCTTTTGAAACTGATTCTTCAAGTCAAAATCGGAAACCTTGCATTCGTCCATCATGAATTCTCCGTCCGCTTTATCGAACGTAATCACGAAATGCTGCGTTAATTCATACGCGTCATGCAACGGTTTACGAGAGCCATACAGCTGCCAACCGGTTTTTCCTTTACTGATCCCCTCATCCAAAATCGAATCCCATGTATTGGTAAATGGTAAATCCCATGATTCCGCCAATTTGCTCATTACTTTTTCACGAAGCATCTGCTGCATAATGTGATCCATTTGAACGCCAATAATCATGTGGATCCCGTCTTTTGTTGCGGAACCATCTGCCAATCGATTTACATTCGGTTTTTCAAAAATAAACACGTCAAATGGTCTCTGTTCCTCGAAAACGAAATATTCCTTGAGTTCATCTAAATATATTAATATCATATCCTGAATGTGTTCCGATCCATGCTTTCGCGTTTCTACATCATGAGTGTAGCGAAAATCAAAATCGACGGCGATCGGTGAGCAACCGTTGTCCAATTGTTTCTCTGTCAAATATTCCTTTCTTTTATTAACAAAAACATGCTCGTAATAGAGCTTGTAAAAGGTCGGCAACTCTTCCTGTGAAATAGAATAGGAGCCGCCATATATTTGCAATTGATCATTGGGAATTCGGCTATGAGTGTAACCTTTTTCATTTTTAGCACTATGCTTTGCTAAAAATTCTGATAGATCTCTAAATTGTGATGCATTTAACATATCATTCATTGGGTTATAATAATATAATATTATTTTTCTATTTCATTTTTTTATAAAATATAAAATTTTTCAAAAATCGAAAAATACATTGTTTAACCTATATAAAAAAATGACGATAGTTAAAAGTAGCATGAACACCGTCATATCTAAAGATTCTATACATCGGTTGTTAAAAGATGTCAAACAAATCATTAAAAATCCGCTTACGGAAAATGGTATATACTACATTCATGATGATACAGATATGTTGAAAGGATATGCGCTCATTGTAGGACCGTCAGATACTCCTTATTTCGGAGGCAATTATTTTTTTGAATTTACTTATCCACCGACTTATCCTCACAATCCTCCGTCTGTGAAATATTGTACAAATGGAAGCAATATTCGATTCAATCCAAATTTATACAAGTGTGGAAAAGTGTGCATTTCTTTGTTGAATACATGGAAAGGAGAGCAATGGACGTCGTGTCAGTCTATTTCGACGGTATTGCTGACATTGTGCACATTGCTGTGCGAAAATCCATTGTTGAATGAACCGGGGGTTGGTCCAAATCATACAGACATGCAGAAATACAATGAAATCATAGAATATGCGAATCTAGATGTGGCTGTGTGTGACATTTTGTGCAAAAAAGAGGGTGTGCATTTGGATTTTTTTCAGGATTTTGAACCCTTTGTAAAGGAGAACTTCTTGAAAAATTATGATAAATTGGTCGCTTTTGCGGAAAAAAAACATAGTGTAATAACCAGTCCTACTATATTTACCACTTCTTTTTATACGATGACCGTGCAAGTCAACTATAAAAAGGTGTTGGATAAGTTGGTTGCTGCAAAAGAACTTTTCTACCTTTAAGAAAGGTAGAGCCAAAGATTTATTTACTACCTTTTCTACCTTTTCTACCTTTTCTACCTTTTCTACCTTTAAAAAAGGTAGAGCCAAAGATTTTTTTCTTTTTTTTAATGAATATTTGGCTCTACCTTTTTTAAAGGTAGAAAAAATTGAAATAAATAAATAATGTAAAGACATAATATATATTATACAATCATGCATTTCTGTACAAACTGCAACAATATGTACTATATTCGCATCAATAGCGAAAATCCCAACAAATTGGTTTATTATTGCCGCAATTGTGGTGATGAAAATCAGAATTTATCGGTGGATACTGTAACCGTGTCGAAAACTATTGTGAAAAAAACCGAACAATCGTTTAATTACATCATTAACAAATACACCAAATTGGATCCTACTCTTCCACGTGTCAATACAATTTTGTGTCCAGATCCGGATTGTCCGACAAATACCAAGGATCATGACAGGGAAATTATTTATATCCGATATGATGATATGAATATGAAATATGTATATCTTTGCTCCACGTGTGACACTGTTTGGCAAACAAATGATCAAACGTAGTATCCTTGATCAAACGCACTATCCTTGATCAAACGCACTATCCTTGATTAAACGTAAGATAGTATCCTTTTTATAAAAAATAAAAAAGAAAATTGAATGAAATATATATTAAAAGTATCTTTAGTAAATATAACAATGAGCGAATACGAATTCAGTGATAGTGACAGTAGTGATCATGATGATGATGATGACAGTGTTGTGCCTTTTGAAAAAGCAAAACCAAAACCGACTGCGCGAATCACTATTGATGATGATAATGATGATGGAGACGGACAAGAAGAGAAACCGGATGGCGATGATGATGATGATGATGAGAATGATGCGGATGCGGATGAAGATGAAGACAAACAATCAGGTGGTGCAAATTCCGATTTAGAAGAGGGGGAAATAGATGAAAGTGACTCGGAACCTGATTTAGAAGAAGGCGAAGACGAAGATGAAGAAGAAGAAGAAGAAGAAGGAAAATCCAACAATAAAGCAAAAGAAAAAGTAGCCAAAGTAAAACCAGCTAAAAAACCAATTCAAATCCCTTTGGACAGTGATGAGGAAGATGACGATGATACAGACGAAAATTATCTGCAAAAATTCGACCATGAATTGACCAAAAACTACATTAGCGAATACCATCCAGAATGTTTTGTGCATAACTACGAAGAAATTTCCAGTTTGACAAAAGTAGTAAGAAATTCGGAAAACATTATCATCGATCCTCTGCATAAAACGATCCCCTTTTTAACAAAATATGAAAAAGCACGTGTCTTGGGGCAACGTGCAAAACAAATTGAATCTGGATCCAAACCATTTGTTCGCGTTCCTGAAAATATTGTAGATGGTTATATTATTGCCGAATTGGAGTTGAATCAAAAGCGTATTCCTTTTATCATTCGACGACCTTTGCCTAACGGAGGCTGCGAATACTGGAATTTAAAAGATTTGGAAATGATTAACTTTTGAAAAAAAATATTATGGTAGTTTATATATATAAATATATATAAATATGGAGACAAACTATGTAATGTTACGCACAATTCAAGTAATACATCTTGTAATCGATTTGTTTTGTATGTCATATCTTTTTTTCTTCAATACGGTATTTGACATATATTATTGTGGTTTTATTTTGCTACAAACGGCACATTGGATGTGTTTAAAAAATGAATGTATTTTAAGCTATATAGAAAAAAAAATAATACATCCGCCCTACCAACTGGGAGACAATCCAAAATGGATCCCGCATTACAAATTATTTTTTAATTCTTACACAAAAATGTTGAAAGCTTTTTTGATTGTAGGTTCTTTGTTATATATAGCATTTAGAAACAAAAACCGGCGGGTGAAAATGTTGTGCATGGCTTCTATTGTGTTATGGATCTATTTGACTTATTTTCATGTAAATTCTAGACTGTGAGAAGGGATTCTATACAATATTTACAATATTACAATATTACAATATTACAATAATATATACGACTAGTAAAATGCTCGGAATTTCGATTGCTCTTATACATTTATTCATCGCTGTATTTTATTCATTTTACTCATTTATCATTCCATCCGTTTTTTTATTTGATTATTGCTACTTTGTGTTTTTAATTGTTCTGCAAATCTCATGGATTGTTTTTAATCACGAGTGTCCAGTTTCTTATTTTTACAAAGCTTTGCATTATCCTAATTACAAATGCGGTGAAACCACGACATTAGATGACTTTAAAGAAATTACACATTTGTTTTCAGGTTCGGATTCGGACTCGAATACTGACTCCAATTATTATGGCGAACTATCAGACAGTTTATTAACACTGTGTTTATTGGTCTCTATTATGATCGCAGGATACAGAAGCAAAATCGCGAATATAGTCGTAATATTTATTCTCTTTATCGGTTTGCGAATTGTATACCAATTATTAAATAATGCAGTTGGGTGGGATAGTAAAAAATTTTTAGGAAAAGAAAGATATATTCGATTTAAAAAGTGGTACGTTGCAAATCATGTAGAAAAAATACGCGAACCAATGAATACAGGAATCATAATAATCATGCTTTTGTTTTTTGTTTATATAACGTATGCAAACAGAAAAAGATTATACTATTGAATCAATATATTGTGTTGTATAATTGGATATATTGTATAATTGGATATATTGTATAATTGGATATATTATATTGTTATATTATATATTATATATCTGAATGGAAGAAAATTTAAAATGTTATACTTTTGTAAAGCATAATTGTGAAATAAAAGGCGAATTAGATGAAACAATTGATGCAACGTATGTATTACATTTAAAGGGAAATGGTAGATATGAAGACATTTTAAACCAATTTTCATTCTACAAGCCAACTACCAACATCTATATTCTTTTTAACGAAGGGTTCAAAAAATGTAAAAAAAGTGATTTTATAAAACTCCCATGTGATGATTTAATCGATGCAAATTTGCAGATTATGAAACATGCAAATAAAATGAATTACGCGAATATATTGATTTTGGAAGACGATTTTATATTTAGTGAAAAAATAAAGCAGCCTTTTCATAAAAATAATATTGTGCAATTTTTGAAAAATAATCACAATTCGTCTTTTTGTTATTTATTAGGGTGCGCTCCTATATTACTTATGCCATATAACTATTACCATTACAAACCATTGCTTTCGGGGGGCGCTCACGCGGTTATTTACAATATGAAAATGAGAGAAATCATCTTGGCTAGAGACCAAAGAACAATTCCAGATTGGGATTATTTTGGGGCATGGGCAACGTATAAATACACGTATTACATTCCTTTGTGTTATCAATTGTTTCCGGAAACGGAAAATTCAAAATCATGGGGTCAAAATGAAAACTTCTTTGTTCATTATATTACTCAACTCGGACCATCTATTTTACGAGGACTTCATATGGATAAATATGCGGAACCTGGTTATTCTATCTTGTATTTTTTGTCCAAATACTTATTTTTAATTTTATTTTTCTCTACATTCGTAGTGTTATTATTTATCCTTTTTAAAATGGAAAGGATGGTTTTCGCAAAAAAAATATTTTTAAAAAAAAAATAAAAAAATAAAAAATAAAAATAATATATTTTAAAAAAATAATATATTTTAAAAAAATAATATATTTTAAAAAATAATATATTTTAAAAAAATAATATATATTATGGAAAATCAACACGTCAAAAATATAGGATTAACGATAAGTTATATTATTCATATGTTGGGTGAATTTTTTTTATGTATCTACATATTT